TGAATGTAAATCTTGGTGATCCTTTTACAGATTGTTTTAGAAATGCTAGTGTTAATACTGGTGATGGTAGTGTTACAAACAATGGTCTATGCTAATAATAACCTCTATATTTAAAACCCCTCAAGGAATCCTTGAGGGGTTTTTTGTAGGATTGGAAAAGATAAAAAAGAATTATATCTTTATAGTAAATTTTAGAAATAGTTTGTTATGCCCAATCGAAACATAAGTGATGAAAGACATGAATGTATAAACAATCCTAATTATTTATATAAATGTACAAAATGTGGAGAAATAAAACCAAATGTTGAATATAGTAGAGATAAGAATCAAGCAAAAGGAAGAGGGAGAGGATATGTAACTCAATGTAAAAAGTGTAGAAATTTATATAGTTCTCAAGAGAATGTAAAACAAAGAAAAAAAGAAACTGAACCAATACAAAGAAAAAAACATAGAATAAATCTGATTTATTGGGCATCTGTAACTAATGCTAGGCGTAGAAAATTAGAACACAATATAGATATTAATTATATAAAACAAATATTTATAGATCAAAAAGGTTTATGCTTTTATACAAATAAACCAATGTTAATAGATATTAGAGAGGAAAAAGATAATAATAATTCAGTATCTATTGATCGAGTAGATTCATCCAAAGGATATATAAGAGGAAATATAGTATTGTGTAGATGGATTGTAAATAGAATGAAAAATGATATAGATCATTCTACATTTTTAGAACTTGTTGCAGATATACATACAAAATTTAATTTATAATGGCAACAGCAAGAGAATTAGTAAGTAGTATTAGGAGTCTCCATAAAATGTTAAGTAGTGACAATCTAATAACTGATCGTGCAATATTGTCAGAAATTAGACAGAGTACACTTCATCTGGTTAAGAGAGAAACAAATCTTAGAAAGCTTTGGGCTACAGATAGTATTTACACTACAATACCCTGTCTTGAAATGATTCAGGTTCCTATTTCTGAATGTTGTGATTACTCAGATGATTGTACAATTGCACGAACTAAATTTAAAATTCCTCGTATTGCTGAAGGGAATTATCAATACAATGTTCAAGGAGTATATTCCATAAATGCTATGGGAGGAAAAGGAAAGAAAGTTAAAGAAATAACTGTTAACAGATATTTAAATCTTTTAAAACTTCCTGTTATTAAGAAGGAAGAATATTTTTGGATATCAAATGATTATTTGTATGTTACAAATCCTATGTTAGAAGCAATCAGACTTGTAGCATTTTTTGAAGAAGATATTCCAAATAAAATAATGTATCCTGAATGTGGATGTGGAACCAATGTTACTGATGAGGAATGGTGTAAAAATCCATTGGATAAAGAATTTGCTCTTCCTGGTTATCTTGAAAAACAAGTGCTGGAACTCACATCACAAAAGTTAATGGCTACATATTTTAGAATAAGAGCAGATATTTCTTCCAATGGAATAGATGAAGAAGTAGCAGCACAACCAACAGCATCAAGAAGAACAAATTAAATAAACTATATGCCCAGAGTGAAGGTCGAATATAGAACAACAAGCAAAGAAAACTACATTGATTTTTGTAAAACTCACCCCAGTATAACTATATCTTTCACTGATTGGAAGAATATTCTTTATATGTACAGTGAATGGTTTAAAGATTACATTTTAGAAACAGGTGAGAAAGTAAAACTACCTAATGGTCTTGGTGAATTTGGTATTCTTAAAAAGAAGAGAATGCCTTCTAATCCAGAGAAAGAAAGAAAGGTTAAAAATCTTCCTATAGATTGGCCAAAGACAAGACTGAAAGGAAAGTATATATATTTTTTAAATTATGAGACAGAAGGATTTACTTTTAAATGGATGTGGAATAGAAGGCCAGCAACCTTTAAATATACTAGGTTATGGTATTTTAAACCATCTCGTGCATCTTCAAGATTGTTGGCTCATTATTTAAAGGTTGATCCTAAGTATCAACATTTATATTCAGAATGGAAAGATCTACTTAAGAGAAGAGAAAAAGGAACAGTAAAATTATCTTAAAGTTTATATCATGTCATATTATTTTAAATATAATTTCATATCTCCAGAATCAACTTATGCTATTGTTCTTGAGGAACTTAAGTCATATATAGACACAGGAGCAGTTGATTCTCTTATGTTTCCTACCTATCTGGATAAAGCTCTTAGAAAATTAGGAAGAGCCACTTATGTAATTAGTGAGGAAATGTTATATGTAGAAGATTTTGAAGCCAGACTTCCAGATAACTTTCATGCTGTAAGAGAAGCATGGATGTGTGCAGAAGTGAATGCACTTCCTTATCAGACAGCTAACTCATTCTATTCACAAACATCATCTACCACTATACAAATTGCTCCTCTTGTAATTGGGGGAAAACCTTGTAATAATCCTATTTGCAGAGATCCTGAGTGTAAAGGAGATTGTCTTCCTGAACTTATTCAGGCAGTATATAAAACGAATCATCAATCAACAAGAACATTCAAAAGACAATATCTGCTTAAGCCAGGAAATATTTCTGCAAAAAGAAATTGTGATGTAGATTATAGAAACTTCTGGGATGATGTTCCAGTAAGTCGTGGAGAAAATCCTTATGCAAGTGGTCTTGATTCATTTGATATTAGGGATAATAAATTTGTAACTAATTTCAGGCATAGTGTTGTATATATGATCTTCTATGCTACAGAATATGATGAGATAGGTAATCAAATGATTCCTGATGACTATGATGTAAGAGAATATATTGAAGCATTTCTAAAATTTAAAATGTTTGAAACTCTTACAAATCAGGTTAATGATGAAACATTTAAACAGTTACAAGAGAAATTGGTATATTATAAACAACAATCAGATGAGAAATACATTCTTGCAAGGACATCTATTATGAAACAAACTCCTTGGGAGAAGCAAAGAAGAATTAAAGAGACTCTTAATCGTTTTAATATGTATGAACTTCCTTCTGGAATAGTAAAATATGGAAGACGAAGGAATAACTAATTACTATGGCTACCAATCAGGAACAACAAAGTAATATTAAGCAGGAATATAATAATGCTACTGTAGGTCTAAATATGGATCAAACAGTAAATCAGATAAAGAAAGGCAGTTTAACATATGCTTTGAATGCTGCTGTAGAGAATTTTGACTCTAACTCAATCAATTATCAAAATGAAGAAGGTAATGAACTTTGTCTTGTATTTCCTGATGAACTTATACTGATTGGCAATCACTTTATTGGTGAGATAAATAAGCATATATTCTTCATGGTTAATCCTGATAAGGGGATTAGCGAGATTGGATATATGGATAATAATGATTGTCTCTATCATACTTTAGTTAGGGCAAGTTGTTTAAACTTTCAGGTAAATCATCCTATACTTAAAGCAGTACACAAGATAAATAATTGTACAACAGAAATCTACTGGACAGATGGAGTTAATCCAAGAAGATACCTGGACATTAATAATATTCCTTACATATTAAATAGTGGATCAGCTTTATGTACAAATGAACTGGATTGTAAACAGTTAAAACTTCAGCCTAATTTTAGTATCCCCCTGTTAACTATCACTAATGTTATCAATGGAGGAAATCTGATTGCAGGAACTTATCAGTTTGCTATTCAATATGGTGATGCTCTTGGTAATTCATACACCTCTTATGAGTCTATTACTAATCCTACACCTATAGCAGATATAAATATTACTACACCAAATTTTAATTACCCTGTAGGAAAATCAATAATAGTCAATGTAGATAATCTTGATTCTACAGGACTATTTCAATACTTCAATCTTGCTGTAATAAAAACAATCAATGCTATTTCTACAGTAGAACTGGTAGGAACTTATTATATTGAGAATAACCATATGGTTATCACATATACAGGACAAAATGTTGAAAGTATTCAATTAGCTATACAAGATATTTTTGAGAAGTTTCCTTATTACGATATTGCCCAGGATGTAACAGCAACACAGGAAGTACTTGTCTGGAGTGATTTAACTTCCATCGACAGGATCAACTATCAAGAGGTAGCTAATCAAATCACTCTTCAGTGGGAGAGTTGGAGAATCCCTGCTACAGAGAATTATTCTAAAGAAACAAATGCTACAAATCTTAGAGGATATTTAAGAGATGAAGTATATGCTTTTGAAATTTGTTTTCTCTTAAAAAATGGAAAACAAACTGATGGTTTTCATATTCCTGGGAGAATAAAAAATCTTAATGAAGCTCAACCAGATATACCTGATACAAATCCTGATTTTGTTGGAGTTCCTGAGTATGTATCTGGAGGAATAGGATACTCTCCTTATTGGAAGATCTATAATACAGCATCAGTAAATGGATTCTCTCCTTTGTATTCAACAGATCCTTCTTATAAAGGACCTTATCAAACTGGTGAATTTGCTTATTGGGAATCAACAGAAACATATCCCTGCAATGAAACTATCTGGGGAGAACTTTCTGAGCAGAAGATTAGGCATCACAAATTTCCTGATGTCCTTGTAAGTCCTATATGTGAGTCAAAAGTATATTCAGGATCTCTAACAAT